GTAATAGACACATCACGTGAACTAGCTCGAGTTTTATTGGTAGATAATGTGGCTAAAGCTCAACCTAAAACATGTATAGATCCATTCACTTATGCTTTCAATGAATTTAGGAAAACATCAAATAAGGATTATTACAAACGTAGACTTCAGGGTCTAATTGTAAATGATTGTTTTTATAATAAGGATACAGTTGCAGCAATTAAAGCTGTTCAAGCTGAACTTGATAAATTAACTTCCTTAGACATTGTGTCTTCAACACAAGTACCTCATAATAGTGGAGGATTGATGATTCCTGGATTTCAATTAGTTGCTAGAGGTGCTCAAGCCGCTGGTCAATTAGTTAGGAGAGCTCCCGATCCTGAATTTTTCGGTGAATTGAATGAAAATGTTGAGACGTGGATATCATTCGGTAATCAAGCTGCTAATTGGGTTAATGCATTTCGGAAATCTACTAAGGAATTAAAACGTACAAGGCCTGAAGAAGAAAGGACTCAAGCCCCAAGAGAATCTGGAGAAACTGACAAACAGTACATACAACGTATTGGTACTGATTTCACTTACAGACCTACAGCCGTAGATCCAGGAGGAGTGTTTACTTATAGTATGAAATATATTCGTGATTTAAACATGAATCCAGTTAATCAAATCGTTCACTTCGATACATCCATAACTCTTAATGAGTTCGCTATTATGGATAGATTTAGAATGATGAGACCTACGACTAACTGTACCGTTGTTTTCTCTAATTTCACACCTAATTATAATCTAGAAAGACAATATTTTCCATTCAAAGTATGTGTCAAAGGTGGCTGGCTTGGTGATAATCAACCTGAATCAGTTGGAGATGCTAGAATATTTACTAGAACTCAAATCAATGTTGCTAAGGTTGCTTCTTTAAATATGTTCGCTGGTATCTATGGATTTTCCGCTAGAGGAAAAGCCACTATTATTCCTGATGAATTGAGATTTAGGAATAATTACATTGCGGAGTTTGCTGAAAAGAAATTTTCTGGGGAAGAAACACCTCCAGCAGACATTGCTCGATGTATCGCACAATATCGAATTTTTGTTACTAAGGTACAGGATTCTACTGATGATAAAATTGTAAACACGTTTTTAACTGAAGCTAAGAAATGGTTAGGTACAGGTGATGATTCATGTAGATACAAGTTCGATCAGTATAACAATGATTTTAGAAGGATTGCGAATGATACTAATGAATTAATAGATTGGGTTGACAAAGCAGTATCAGGTGGTCAGGGTATTGATAGATTTGGATTTGAATATATAGCCAGTTGTGCCGTGCCTGGTCGCGAAGCAGAGGGAACTAAAATTCAAACTCTCGAAGATAGAAATACCGTTTCCGTTAAAGAATATCAATTTTATAGAGAGTTATGTAAAATTGAGGTCTTCCATCCTGACATAGCATTAACTTTAAGAAATAGGTTATCTTCTGCTGGATCTATTGCTATGCGCGTTTTAAGAAATTAATTATATAATAACAAGTATGAGTGACTATAAGATAGTACAACCAGACCTGGATTCATTAGCAAAACTACCAAATCCAGGTTTGCATTCCTTTCTTAATAGGAACGTTTCTGGGATTGATCAGGATATTAGAACTCCTTTATTTGACAAAGCACCTAGAAGTGAAATAATTGACCAATGGTTTAAAATCTTTAACCATAATAAGAACAAGTGTTATACTGAATTAATCGACAAGGAGATAGAGGAATCAACTAAGATTGGTTGTTATTCATGCATGTATCCTTTAAAGGATAGAATCAACGGAATTTTAGATTATTGGAAATTAAATAAAAGACCAATATTGACTTCCCAGGACATCTCGCTTTTAAATAAAGCTATGGAATTGTATCTCTCTGGCTTTTCTAAGTATAAGTATTCTTTACGTTTACAATCAAATCAGAATGTTGTAAACGAATTACCTAGAAATACTAATAGTGGCTTACCATATTTTCAGAAAAGATCCAATGTTATTACTGATACCATTGTTGATATTGAAGCCATAACGTCTGGTTTTCAATCAGTTGATACTAATGTTATTAATAATCTACCTGCTGTTTTAGGTTGGAGAGGTCAACAAATTAATAAGCAAAGAGTAGTGTGGATGTTTCCCTATCTGCTTAATATTTTAGAGGCTCAATATTACAAACCCAGGATTAAAATGATTCAGAGGAATCGGCTAAAGAGTGAATTCTTAAGTCAAGATGATGTTAATCTTAATTTAACTAAATTACTTAGGACTAAGTCTACTAATGATCTTGTCATAGCTACAGATTTTAGTAAGTTTGATATGCATTTTAATAGTGTATTGCAGGACATAGCTTATCAGTCAAAGCGTTTCTTCGTTCGGCGTGAGTATGATAATAGCTATCTTAGAGATTTACATTATAGTAAATTTAAAATTCCGCTTTTATGCTCAGAAAATATTATGATAACCGGAAATCATGGTATGTCAACTGGATCTACCGGTACTAACATGGATGCTAATGAAGCCCATTCTGTTATGCAGCAAGCTTGTGCTTTACATCAACATGAGATATTAAATCCGCACAGCTCTGTACTTGGTGATGATGGAGTGATTAGCTTTCCAGGTATTTCAGTACCAATTGTGAAAGATTTCTATGAACACTATTTTGGTCAAGAATTGAATTTAGAGAAACAATATGCATCTATTGATACCACTGTATATTTACAGAGAATGTATAGTAAGAAATATGTGAGAAATGGAATCTGTGTTGGCGTGTACCCAACTTTCAGGGCATTAGGAAGGTTGATTGCACAAGAAAGATTTAATGACCCAAATTTATGGAATAAGGAAATGGTGATTCTCAGATCTCTATCAATCTTAGAGAATTGTAACGAACATCCATTATTTGAACAATTTATAGAATTTGTAATTAAAAATGATAAGTTCCAATTAGGCTTGAAAATACCAGGTTTCTTTGAAAAGTTTGGTAGTGTAACCATCAAAGAGCTAGAGGATAAGAACAACATCGATTTAAGCTATAGTAAAGTAATAGAAAGCGATAATTTAATTAAAGGTATAAGTACTTGGTCAGTATTTAAATACCTTGTGAATCGATAATGCCTAAAACCTCGCCAATAAATTTATCA